CCATGGCGTTGATGGCCAACAGTGGGGTATTCAAAACGGCCCTCCTTATCCGTTAGATAGGGCAGGTAGAAGAGCTCTAAGAGCACAGAAGAAACAGGCTAAAGCACAAACAAAACAGGCTAAGAAAGATTTGGCTAAAGGAGTGGCAGCAGAATCTGTAAGTGGTTATTTACTTGAAGACATTGAAAAAAAAATGAGAAAAGCAAGAACAAGTGAAGAATACCGAAGATTAGAGAAAGAGTTTGATGAATTAAGTAAAAAACGTGATACTATTCATACAGATAATTCAGCAAAAGCATCTGAGTTATTAAAAATGAATGCTGGAAAAAATATCAAATATGCAAATTATAAGTTATATACAAAAAACAATGAGTTAATGATAAAATCTGCAAAAAACGCAGTAAAAAATTATAATATATTAACAAAGAAATATTCTAGCGTTCCTCAAATAGGAGGAGCAATAGGAGGAGCTGCTTATGCTGCTGCTAGTATGCATGATATGTATAAAAATGGTAGAAATGCAATAGGTCAATATATAGATAATCTCTAGTAAATATAAAATGTTATAATAAAAAGGAGGCGTATTATGCCTAATATATGGGAGCGTTTGCAGCATGGTTGGAATGCTTTTAAATCACGAGAACCAACCGCTACGAAGGAACCAATAGATTATATTTCAAACATATATGATATAGGATATGGGTCAAGTAATAGACCAGATAGGTATCAAATAACCAATGTCGATGGTCGTAGTATTATATCTACAATATTTAATAGAATAGCAGTAGATGTTGCTATGATGGACATAGAACATGTAAAAACTGATATAAATGGTACATATATAGATGTTGTGTATAACTCCCCTTTAAATAATATTTTTAAAATAGAAGCAAATAAAGATCAAACTAATAGAGCATTTATTAAAGATTTAGTTATATCTTTATTTGACGAAGGTGCAGTAGCAGTAGTACCAACTAAAGCTAATAAATCGCCATTTATATTTGATGCCTTTCAACCAGAAGAAGTAAGAGTATCAAAAATTCTTAGATGGTATCCGGATTATATACAGATTGAAATATACAACGACAAATCAGGTAAAAAAATACAAACAACAGTACCTAAAAAGATAGTAGCAATAATAGAAAATCCTTTCTATGAAATAATGAATCAACCAAATAGTACTCTGAAAAGATATACAAGAGTTTTATCTCAGGTTGCTATATTAAATAGTGAAACCAGTTCTGATAAATTAAATTTGTTAATTCAAGTTCCATACTCTACTAAATCGTCTGCTCGAGCTGCTGACGCGGATAAGCGTAGAAGTGAGTTAGAGAGGCAATTAGTTACTAATAAGTATGGAGTTGGATATATCGATGGATCAGAAAAAGTAATCCAGCTAAATAGAGCTATAGAGAACGACTTATGGTCTCAGGCTCAAGATCTAAAGACTGAGCTCTACAACCAATTAGGACTTACTCAAAGCGTATTAGATGGAACAGCTACTGATTCTGAGATGAAAAATTATTATTCTAGAACAATTAAACCAGTATTAGAGGCTATTTGTTGTGAATTTAAAAGAAAATTCTTAAGCAAAACAGCAAGAACACAAGGTCAAAGCATAAAGTATTTTAGAGATCCATTTGAGTTAACACCTACCTCTGAATTTGCGACTATAACTGACGTTCTTTTAAGAAATGAGGTTATGACAAGCAATGAAATTAGAGGTGAAATGGGTTGGAAACCGTCTGATGATCCCAATGCTGATCTATTGAGAAACAGCAACAATGTTTCTTATGTAGAACAGGATCCCGCTTTGGCAAATGTTGAAGAAACGAATGCAGAACAGGATCCAGCTTTGACAGATAATGAGCGTACTAATCAAGATTTGCAAAATGTTTATAACGAATTATTTATGAAAGGAGAACCAATTCAAAATGAATGAAAATTATGACTTTTGTGGATGGGCAACAAAAAATGATTTACGTTGTTCAGATGGTCGAGTAATAAGAGAAAATGCATTTGCCGACCAAGATAACACAACTGTTCCTATTTTCTGGAATCATAACCATTCTGACATGAGTAAATGTTTGGGGCATGCATTACTTAAGAATGTTCCAGGCGGTGTTCGTGCATATGGTTACTTTAATGATACAGAAAATGGAAGAGCAGGCAAAGAATTAGTTAAGCATCGTGACATAACATATCTATCTATTTTTGCAAATGCCTTAACTGAAAATCAGAGAGGTGCAGATAGAAATGTTATACATGGAACGATACGAGAAGTATCACTCGTTCCTGCAGGAGCAAATCCTGGTGCATTAATTGACACCGTTATCCGTCATGGACAGGAAATGGATGATGAAATGATTATATTTTCGGGAGAAGAAATAGAATTGCAGCATTCTGAAATTAAAGAAGAAATAGAATTGCAGCATGCTGATGATGCTACTAAAGAGCCTAAAAAAGATGAGAAAGGAGAAGAAGAAATGGCTAATGAGGCTAATGAGGCTAATAAGGCTAATGAGGCAAATGGAAATGAAACTATAGGTGATGTATTTAACACACTTAGTGAGAAACAGAAGATGGCAGTTTATGCCATAATTGGACAGCTTTTAAATGATGAAAAAAATAAAGCAGCTGAGCATTCAGATGAAGGAGGAAATGAAATGCACTACAATATGTTTGAAGATGACGGACTTAACAATAATAATGTTATAAGCCACGCCGATGAAATGGAAATAATAAAGGATGCTAAGAGAACAGGATCACTTAGAGATGCTGCATTTGCACATGGTATCGAAAATATTGATTATCTTTTCCCTGAGGCTAAGAATGTTACTAATACTCCTGAATGGATTAAGAGAGATACAGATTGGGCTGATAACTGGATGAGGTCTGTAGGTAGAAGTCCGTTCTCTAGAATTAAGTCACAGTTTGCAGACATTACTGAGGATGAAGCAAGAGCTAAGGGTTATATTAAAGGCAATCTCAAGGTTGAAGAAGTATTTTCGCTTCTTAAGAGATCAACTACACCTCAGACAATTTACAAGAAGCAGAAGATTGACCGTGATGATGTTATTGATATCACTGATTTCGATGTAGTTGCTTGGATTAAAGGTGAGATGAGAATCATGCTTGATGAAGAAATAGCTAGAGCATGTCTTATCGGTGATGGAAGACTTTCATCTGACGATGATAAGATTAATGAGTCCAACGTTAGACCTGTTTACAATGACGCTGATCTTTTCACAATTAAGTATACTGCAAATGTAGATTCAGCAGCAACAGAGGATGATATTGCTAAGGCATTTATTAAGGCTTGCGTAAAGGCAAGAAAGGGCTATAAAGGCAGCGGAAATCCTACTCTTTATACTACAGAGGATTATCTTACCGATATGCTTCTTATAGAGGATACTACTGGTCGTAGAATTTATAAGGATCAGGCTGATCTTGCTACCGCTCTTAGAGTTTCAAAGATTGAAACCGTTACTCCTATGGAAGGCCTTACAAATGAGGATGGCTATCCTGTAATGGGTATCATTGTAAATCCTAGAGACTATAGAATTGGTGCTGATAAGGGTGGAGCAGTCAATATGTTTGATGACTTTGACATTGATTACAATGCTCAGAAGTATCTTATCGAGACTCGCTGCTCTGGTGCGCTTGTTAAGCCTTATTCTGCAATTACAATTTCTCTTTCTACTGGCACGGTAAGCGCCTAATTCAAAATGGAGGTTTGGGAGATGGCTAAATTTTATGGTGCAATAGGTTTTGCTTCTACAGAAGAAACTGAATCTGGAATATATGAAGAAGTAGTAACCGAATATATGTATACAGGAGACATTATAAATACCTTTTTTAAAAGCAATTATAATCAAGATAGTACTAATAGTGATATAAAATTGACTAATAAAATAAGTATTATAGGTGATGTCTATGCCCTCTCCAATTACTCTAAAATTCTTTATGTTGAGTATATGGGGGCTAAATGGCAAGTAACCGAAGTAAGTATTGCACAGCCCCCTAGACTGATTCTATCGGTTGGAGGTGTATATAATGAAAACTCGGAGTGATTTACAATTATATTTGGAAAATGTTTCCGGGGTAAAAGTATACTTCAATCCGCCAGAAACAGTTCAGTTAACTTATCCCTGTATAGTGTATAATAGAGATTATATTTACAATCATCATGCAGATAATAAAATACATTTACAGGAGAATAAGTATGTTGTCAATGTCTTGGATAAAAAAGTTGATGGGGATACATTTAAAATAATCTCTAAACTTCCAAGATGTAGATATAAAAATCATTCTTTTAAGAATGGTATATCACAGGATAGTTTTACATTATATTTCTAAAGGAGGAAAATAAAAATGAGTAAAATTTCATGGGATGATGATGGAAGCCGTCTCTACGAAACAGGTTGTGACAGAGGTGTTCTTTTTAAGAAGAATGGATCTACATATTCTTCAGGTGTAGCGTTTAATGGTCTTACTTCTGTTAGTGATTCACCCTCTGGTGCAGAGGCAAATAAGGTATATGCAGATAATATGAATTATCTTACTCTTTATTCTGTAGAAGAGTTTGGTGGTTCTATTGAGGCATATGATTCACCGGATGAGTTTGATGAGTGCGATGGTCTTCTTGAGGTAGCGCCTGGCGTTCTTATTTCACAGCAGAAGAGAGTTGGATTTGGTTTCTCATACAGATCTCTTATTGGCAACGATGAAGTTGGTAGTGATTATGGTTACAAGATCCATCTGTGGTGGAATTGTATGGCTACTCCTTCTGAGCACAGCCATTCAACAGTTAATGATAGCCCTGAGGCTGAGACTCAGTCATGGGAGGTTACTACCACACCTATTAATGTAGATGGTTATAAGCCTGTTTCTAATATGACGATTGATAGTACAAGAGTTGATGCTGCACTTCTTGCTGCATTTGAGAAGATTCTTTATGGTTCAGACAATTCAGATTCTACTCTTATGTCACCTGCAGAGGTAATTGCTTTCTTTAAGAATGGCATTACTCTTACACTTAGCGAGGATACGGCAACTGTAGCTGTAAGCTCTACTGTAACTGTAACAGCTACTGTAACACCTACCACTGCAACTGTATCTTGGTCTTCTAGTGATACTAAAGTAGCTACTGTTTCTAATGGTGTAATTACAGGCGTTGGAGCTGGAACTGCTACTATTACTGCATCTTGTGGATCAGTTTCTGCAACATGTGAAGTAACTGTTACAGCATAATAAGTGATCAATTCAAAATGAAGTAATTTTTAACTTAGAGGGGTTGAAATATACCCCTCTTTTTAAACAAAAAACGTAAAGGAGATTAATATTATGATAAAAAAAGTTATTAAATTTCAGGACTGGGATGGAAAAGATGTAGAAAAGGAAGCATGGTTTCACCTTAATAAGGCAGAATTGATAGATCTTCAGATGGAAACTGATGGCGGTTTTGATAAGTATCTTAAGAGAATAACAGAGACAAATGATTCTAAGGAACTTTATGCTACGTTTAAGAAGATTGTTCTTATGGCATATGGTGTAAGAGATGAGTACGGATTTAGAAAAGATGAGAAAGCTACAGCTGCTTTTGCTTCGTCTGAAGCATTTGGAGAACTTATTATGGAGCTTCTTTCTGATGCTGATAAGGCTGCTGCATTTATTAATGGCATAATTCCTAAGATGCCGGAGGATCATAAAGCACCTGCTGTAGAAGCAAAGTAATTATATTTATAGAAAGATGAGGTTAAAGGATGCTCGAATTATTAGTAGACAGTGACATCGAATTATATGACGAAAAAAATAATAGATTTGTAAAACCTAAAAATGGCGTTTATAAATTTGAGCATTCTTTAATTTCTCTTCATAAATGGGAAATAAAGTATAAAAAGCCGTTTTTAGGTAAAGATGAAAAAACATATGAAGAAACAAAATACTATATCAAATGTATGGCATTACAGCCAATAGACGATATGACAATGGATTATATTTGTAATACTAAAAAACTCTTATTGCAAATAAAAGAATATATAGATGAAGAACAAACTGCTACTTTTTTTAGAGAAGATAAATCTAAGAAAAAGAAAAATGGAAGAGTAATAACTGCTGAGTTAATATATTTTTGGATGATACAATTTCAGATTCCAGTAGAATTCGAAAAATGGCATTTAAGTCAATTATTAACTCTAATAAATGTATGCAATGAAGAAAATAAAGCAATAAACGATGCTTCTAAAAATAAAAAGCTTAATAGAAATGAAGCCTATAATAGACATAGA